CAAGAAGAGCAAGCGGTTATTGATATTGATGGAGCCGTTGGTTTTGACTTGCAGAAATGGCTTGAAGATGAAGAGCAAAACACCCAAGAGAATATTAAACAAAAGCTCCGCGAAATTGATGCCAGTGAGATTGTGGTGAATATTAACTCGTTAGGTGGGGTGGTGAATGATGGACTTGTTATTCACGACTACTTGCAAGAACACCCTGCCAATATAACAACTGTTATTCGAGGACTTACGGCTTCGGCTGGAACCATTATATCCCAAGGTGGGCACCGTAAGATGAGCGCAAATGCACGTATTTTAGTGCACAAGGCAATGGCTGGCCTTATGGGATGGTTTAACAGTAATGACCTGCAAACGATTATTGATGACCTTGACGGCCTTAATGACACTATTTCAAACGTATATGCTACACAAGGCTCATTAAGTCAATCCGATTATTTGGATTTGATGAGTGAAGAAAATGGCAATGGAACATGGTTATCAGCAGAAGAGGCAAAAGATTGGGGGCTTATTGATGAGATTTATGAGCCGTCTGATTCCGAAAACACAATGAACATGAAGGCCAATGACTTTAAAAATGCCGGTATGCCTGTTCCTAATGATATTGATGAGGAAGGAATTACGGTTCCGGTCAATATGGAGCTAATGGTTAACGGTAAAAAATATGATGGTTCTATTGAAGATTTGAAAAACGAATTTCAATCGGTGAATCAAGTAACCGTAGAAGAACATGACTCATCCGAGTCTGACAAGGACGTTCCTGAAGAGGGAATCGACCTTGAAGCACAAGCACGACAACGAGAAGCACAAATACTAATTAACTAACCGAGGTCTATTATGACTAAAGAAGAGAAAGAGCTTCGCGAGGAAATGGATTCCCTCTACAACGATATGAGGGACGTTTCTAAAGAAGCAGAAGAAGACGGATGGACAGACGATCTTGACGAAAAGCATCGTAACCTGTTCAATGAATTGCAAAAAAAACGTCAAAAGCTAAATGCTCTTGAGCGTGAAAGTGGCATTAAGGAAGAGCTTGAAAGCAAAGCTAAGCCTGTTAATCAGGTAGATGTTGTAACGAAAAAAGAATGGGAACAGGAGCGGGATCTATTTCAGAATACCGCAAATATTCTTACCACACTTGCTAGTAAAGGTCTTAGCGACCAGCAAAAGTTGGATAAGATTAGCGATATTCAAAAAGACTTGTATAGTGAGGGGCACTACTCTGATTATGCAAACTCTGTAGATGCGTTTAGTACGCTGACAGATTCTGATGGTGGAGTTTTTCTCCCAACTACTGTATCGGATCGGATATTTGATATTGCTGAAGAGCACGGCGTGTTTTCCCAGAATGGATTGCGCGTTCCGATGTCTGTTGGTGATGGAAGTCGAAAGATTCCAAACTTGCTAGGCCAACTGACGTTTTATGCTGTTAATGAAGGCTCTGAAGCGAAGGCTTCTAAGCTGACATTTTCGGGCATTAAGTTGGAGCAAAACAAATGGATGACCTATGTTCCATGGACGAACGAAATGGACGAAGCGCAAGGGCGTCGATTGATGAACATCCTGCTTCGTAAGTTGGGTAAAGCACTTGCCCGTATGCGTGATGAAGCAGTTGTTAACGCTGACGGTACATCAACGTATCACAACTTGAAAGGGCTTGTGAACCGTAGTACCGATGCCGAGCATCCTGAAGTACGCGAATCAGTAGCTGCTACTGGTAATAATTCATTTAGTGCTGTTGACCCTGATGACTTTTTGGATGCTACACTTGATATTGCAAAGTCAATTCGTGAAGGCACACGTTTTGCCCTTGACCCTGATTGGCGTGTGTATCTTAAGAAGATGAAAGATAACGATGGAAACTACTACTACCGAAATGGAGATGGTACAATCTCTATCGAAGGTGGGGAGTATATGATACATGGTTATCCCGTTGACTTTACCGAGTCCATTCCGAGTACAGATGGTGCGGATAATGTTTACGGCGTGGCGTATGTACCTGAGTATTACGCGTTTGCTGATAACGGACGGTTTTCTGTTGAACAGTTTAATACTGGACAGATTCCGGACTCGGACGGCAATAGCAATGCGATCAACCTGCTTTCACAAGATATGAAAGCATCGCGTGTGAAGACATTCTTTGACTTTGAGCTTTCACAGCTTACCAAGACTGAGAATGGCACTGAAAAGGGTGCATTCACTGTTTTAAAAACTAATTCCTAAAATTAAGAGGTAATAATTATGTCAATTGACGTAAAAGAACAAGTTGATATTGATGTATCGCTTGCCCAAAGTGGAAACCGGACAGCAGATGCAACCGGTAGTTCTTCGGATATTTCCGAGTTCCATGCGGCTTCGATATTGATCAATGTTAATGCTTATACAGACGGAAGCCACGAATTTGTAGTTGAGGAATCAGACGATGATTCAACATGGAGTGCTGTGGCTGATAGTGATCTCGATGGCAGCGAACCTACTGTTGATGCAGCAGGTGACGTTGGTAAGCATCGTATTGGATATACGGGGACGCAGCGCTACTTACGCGTTACGACTACTGTATCGGGTACAACGACTGGTGCTGATTATGGGGCATATGTCCTGAAGGGCGATCCATCACAATTCCCTGTTTAACATTTGACTCCGAAGCCTTCGGGCTTCGTGGTGAACTGTTAACCAAATAAATGACTATGTATAAAGGAAAAACAGATAGTTCGGCACGTGGGAAGTCTGGCGTTCGCTATGAATGGAATGCCGGCGATGAGATTGATGCTCCAAAAGGAGATCTCGATCATCCTAATGTGGAATGGATAGGCTCTGATGATATAGAAGGGGAACACCCAATACACAAAGGAGCTGGCTATTACGAATTATCCAATGGTGAAACCGTACGTGGAAAAGAGAAAGCTGAAAAAGCCGAAGCTAAATTATGAATGTAACGCGAACAAATATAACAGGTAGTGAACCTATTACAACGGCAGAGGCGAAGGACTGGTGCTATGTGACCGGCTCGAATTGGGATAATCTTATAGATACCCTTATCACAACGGTTCGTGAACATATTGAAAATGAGACGTGGCGGGCTATTATTGAGGCCGAATACGAATATCGGTTAGATGAATTTCCAGAAGATGAGATTGAAATTCCCAAACCTCCGATTAAAAGCATTAATACGATTGAATACGTCGATACGGACGGGGCGACACAACAGATTACAGATTATGATGCGGATACAAGTGCGGAATATGGCCGGATACAACGCGCGGACGGTAAGACATGGCCGGAAACCGATGATGTGTATAATGCTGTAACGATAACGTTTACGGCAGGATATGATACCGTACCCGAACCGCTAACGATTGCAATGCGATTGATGATTAAGCACTTTTTTGATAATCGTGAATCAGTAGTCGTAGGACAAGCGGGAACGATTGACACCAAAGAAGTGCCTCAAACAGCCGAACTCTTGATGAATCGTTATAGTGCGAGGACATATCAATGAAATTTACAGGCAAACAAATACGGAGCGTTACATTAGAACATCGCACTACCACAACCAATGATTTTAACGAAGAGGTTGAGACGTGGAATACGGTAAGTTTACCTGAAGTGGGTTCTGGTAGTACGATATATGCCGAGCGATGGGATCAGGGCGGTAAAGAAACGACGAATGGGCAAACCGCGGCGTATGCTGATGTACGCATGAAAGTGCGATATATCAAAGACCTTGACCCCGTTAATAATCGCTATGCCTTACGCGATTACCGAATTAATGAGAACGGTCGCATTTATGACATTGAAAATATTAAAGAAGTAGGACGCAAAGAAGGCTTAATACTGATTACCGAAATGCAAGATAATGAGTAATATAGATTCATATAAAGCAGGATCAGGCCGTGAGCTTCGTGAGGATGGTTCTAATAATACATCTATTCTGCGAACGGCTTTGCGAGGAAACTATATTACAGGCCATGTATTAACACCAGGATTAGGTGTTCGTGTTCCACAGATCCCCACAGGTGATCAATATGCCGAATCGGGATATTATGAGTATGATGGGAACAATGATCCAGTAAGTGGGATCTCCCTTAAGCGTGATTCCGAGAGTGTTATTTTGAACCTCTATAAAGACGGTGTTAATCTTAATTAGCATGTGGATATGAATCTATTTTTTGACATATCAGAATGGTTTGTCCTTGACGGCTATGAAGCGGAATTGCCGCTCTCAACCGATATTGCACAAAAAATTATG